CCAAGATGCACGGACGGTTGGTTTCCATTTGTCCTCCTTGTATTCGCCATTGGGCTGGAAAAGTTGGGAGGAAATCGTCACGGAGTTTTTACGTGCGAAGAACGACGCTCCGTTGCTCAAGACCTTTGTCAATACTGTCTTGGGCGAGACGTGGGAAGAAGAGACGGGGGCAAAACTTGGGGCGGAAAGCCTTTCGGAACGAGCCGAGTTTTATCCCGCTGGTGAAATCCCCAGTGGTGCCAGCATCCTTGTCGCTGGTGTCGACGTACAGGACAACCGGCTGGCTGTCGGACTGTATGCCTACGGGAGTGGCGAGGAGTGCTGGTTGATCAGCCATACAGAGATTTACGGCGATCCAGCTGGTCAAAAGTTGTGGAGTCAAGTTGATGACCTACTACTAAGGGACTACCCGCATGCCGACGGTGGAAAGATGAAAGTCGCGGCAATTGGAGTGGACTCTGGCGGTCACTTCACCTCGGAAGTGTATGCGTATGCCAGAAGTCGCAAAGGGAAGGGTGTGTTTGCTTTGAAGGGTCAATCAGTGCGAAATAAACCGCCGATTGGAAAGCCTTCCAAGGTCGATATTAACTACAAAGGTCAAGTTTTGAAGAATTCGGCTGAGGTATTCCCGTGTGGCACTGACACGATTAAATCAACTTTGTTCGGGCGGATGAAGCACAACGAGCCAGGTGCTGGCTATATCCACTTCCACGCTGAAGCTGGTCAGGAGTATTTCAAGCAACTGACGAGCGAGCGTCAGGTTGTCCGTTACGTCAAAGGTTTTGCCGTTCGAGAATGGAAGAAAAAGGCGGGTGATCGAAACGAAGCGTTGGACTGTTTTGTATACAGCTACTGCGCGTTGCACTACTTGTACATGCGTTTCAATCGGAACACGATTTTTGATCAATTCGACCGTGCGCGAGGGCAATCAGGAAAAACTGATGCCGCTACTGATGCAACGCCTGATAAACCGATAGACTCACCATATCGACCACCGCAACGTCGGGTACGTCGCAGCAATCCTTCATTCGTGACTAGCTGGTGACCATCCTTGTCCCAGATCTGATTTACGCAGGCGACACCGTCATCTTTGACGTGCCTGCTTTTAAGGATGCGATTGGCACAACTATTGACAGCGGCACGTACACCCTGAAGTGGTACGCCCGCACAAATACCGCATCTGAAGGCGCCACCATTACGGGCGTGGCTGAAGGCGACGGATGGAGGATTACGGTCCCCGCAGCCACTACTGCCAACTTTGATGCTGGGCTGTGGACTTGGCAGGCGATTGCCACCTACGACAGCACCCAGTACACCGCAGGTCGCGGTCAGTTCACTGTCAAGGCAACTGCCAGCTATACCGGCACGCCTGGCGCATTTGATGATCGCAGCCGCGCTGAGATTGATCTTGAAAACGTTGACGCTGCAATCCGCACCCTGTCCTCAGGCGGGATGGTGCAGGAATACAGCATTGGCGGTCGCAGCCTGCGTCGTTACAAGATGACGGAGCTGCTCGAATTGCGCAGCACCCTGCAAAATGAAGTGGCAATGGAGCGACGCCGCGAAAAGATCCGTCAGGGTCTAGGTAATCCCGGTCTCGCCAAAGTGAGGTTCCGTTAATGGCTTTCTTGGGTTTCGGGCGAGTCGGCGGGCTTCGTCGTCAACTTGAGCAAGAAAAGACGAGGACGACAAACCTCAAGCGGATGTATGCCGCTGCGCAGAACAATCGCCTTACGTCTGATTGGATCAGCCAAGCGACTTCTGCTGATAGCGAGGTTCGCGGAAGCATCCGCATGTTGCGGAACCGCGCCCGTCAGCTGGTTCGTGATTCGGACTTTGCAAAGTCTGCTCTTCGCGCCGTCAAGAACAACGTTGTTGGCACTGGCATCAAGGTGCAAGCGCAAGTCCGCATGCAACGTGGTGGGCGCTTGGCTGAAGAGGTCAACGCTCGCATTGAAGAAGAATTCAGCCGTTGGACTAGCGCCAAGCGTTGTCATGCAGGCGGCAAGCTGAGCTGGTACGACATCCAGCGGTTATGCGTCACTTCGATGCTCGAGTCGGGTGAAGTATTTGTCCGTCTTGTCCGTCAGCCTTTTGGTAACAGCCGCGTTCCACTTGGTCTGGAGCTGATCGAGTCAGATCTGCTGGACGACGACTACAACACCATCACCAAAGACGGAAATGAAATCCGTATGGGTGTGGAGATTGATAAGTGGGGACGCCCCGTTGCGTACCACTTCTTTGATTACCACCCTGGGGATTACCAGTTCAGCTACGCCCAAAAAGCAGTCAAGAGGCGGATTCGCATTCCCGCCGATGACATCATCCACCTGTATTTGATTGAGCGTCCCGGTCAAACACGCGGTGTTAGCGCGTTTGCTACGGCAATCATGCGCCTTCGTAATTTGTCTGGATACGAAGAAGCAGAGATTGTCGCTGCGCGTGCCAGCAGCAGCATGATGGCATTCGTCAAGACTCCAGATCAGGAGTTGTTTGAGGATGGCACGTTTGATCAAGAGTCTGTCCTCGACTTCTCGCCCGGCAGCATCCGCCGTTTGGCACCGGGAGAAGAAATGCAATTCTTCACTCCCAATCGCCCTGACGATGCGTTTACTCCGTTTGTCCAGCAAATGCTGCGAGCTGTGGCTGCTGGGATTGGCTGTAGTTACACGCAGGTCAGTAGCGACTTTTCACAGAGCAACTACAGCTCTTCGCGGTTAGAGCTGCTTGAGACCCGCACGCACTACAAAGTCTTGCAGCAGTACGTGATCGAATCGCTTTGCGAAGAGGTTTACGAGCGTTGGCTTGACATGGCGGTGTTGGCGGGTGTGCTTGATCTGCCCAATTACGACACCAACCCTGGTCGTTATATGGCTGCCAAGTGGATGGCACCAGCTGCTCAGTTTGTTGATCCTCAGAAAGAAGCAGCTGCTTACAAGGAACTGATTCGCAGCGGCATCATGACCTTGTCACAGGTCATTGCCTTGCATGGCGGTGATTTTGAAGAGCAGATGCGTCAACGTCAGCATGAATTGGCAGTAGCCGATGAGCTGAATATCACCCTTGACACCGACCCGTCTCAGACATCAAGTAACGGTGCCGCGCAAAGCGTCGCGGTTGCCCCAACTGAACATCCGACTCAACATGAGGACGAGCAAGACGCATTAAGCTAATGTCAAGACCATTTTTAGATCTAATGAAACGCGAGGTGCGTGGCTTTGCGCCAACTGGCGATCAAAAACGTTCCGCTGTTGTTGCGGAGCCTGAAACTGAGATGGTTGAAGTTGAAGCTCAAGAGGAGCAGCGTGCCGAGCCTGACGCCTTAAAAGTTGGCGACATGGTCAGCTGGAACACCCCTGGTGGCCGCGCACGGGGCAAAATCAAAAAGATTGTCCGCGATGGCGAAATTGATGTTCCCAACAGTGAGTTTGTTATCAAGGGAACTCCAGATAATCCTGCAGCGCTGATCAACGTCTACCGCGACGGCGAAGAAACCGACATCGAAGTCGGGCATAGATTCAGCACTTTGACCAAAATTTCTGATTCTCGTTTTTTTGAAGGCGAAACGCTCAAGCGTGCTTTTAGCGTTGAATTTCGCAGTCAAGATGAGGATCGCACTCTTGAATTCCCGTTTGCAAGTGAAGCTCCTGTAGAGCGTTACTACGGGATGGAAGTTCTGAACATGGATACCAAATCCATGGATCTTGCGCGTCTAAATGATGGTGCGCCCCTGCTTTATCAACACGATGCTGACCGCATTGTTGGTGTTGTTCAAAAGGCTTACATCAAAGACAAGCGTGCATATGCACGAGTGAAGCTTGCCAATAACGAGCTTGGACGTGAAATGCAGGAACTAATCCGTGACGGGATTATTCGCAACGTAAGTTTTGGCTACAAGATTGACGCAATGGAGGCCGATGAGTCCACTACACCAGTGACTTATCGCGCCACCAAATACCAGCCCTTCGAAATAAGTCTGGTTACTATCCCAGCCGACAATTCAGTTGGTCTGGGACGTGCTTTCGACCATAATGAAAGCACTGCTACGGCCTCAGCCGTGCAAAGTCAACCCAACGGAGTTAACACCGTGGATCAA